ACTTTACAACCCGGAACAAGAAATGGACGCATTGGGGTGTGCCTGTGTGCATTGACGGAACTGTTCCCCCGTCCCCTACACCAACGCCAACCCCGCCAACAAAGCCAACGTTGCGGCGTGGGTCAATGGGCGAATATGTCACCCTTGCGCAAACACAGTTGATTCAGAAAGGTTACGATTGCGGCACGTATGGCGCAGACGGTCAATTCGGTACGGCAACCGAACAGGCGGTGCGTTCCTTCCAACATGACCACGGCTTGACCGTGGACGGCGTGATTGGTCAAAAAACGTGGGCGGCTTTGGATGCCGCTGAACCCGTTGTCAAATATACGGTCACAATTCCGCACTTGTCCAAATCGCAAGCGGATGCGTTATGTTCGCAATACCCCGGTTCGATCATGACAGAAGAAAGGGGGTGACCGTATGGCAACCGAAGCAATAATTTCCATTGTGATTGCGTTCTGTGCGCTGTTGTTTACCGCCCTGTCATTTCGCCGCACGCAAACGCAAGACACAAGCGCATCCGCAACAGAGCGTGCGACCATGACAGCCGATGTGCGTTATATCCGGCAAAGCATTGACGAAATCAAGCTTGAAAACAGGGCAATTCAAAAAGATGTTACCGACCTAAAAACCAAAGTTGTTGAAGTTGAAGCAAGCGTCAAGAGCGCACACAAACGCCTTGACGATATGCAGAAAGGATGATGCAGGTTTGTTCACTTGGGAGTTTTGGAAAGCAACCCTTGTGCGGGCAATCCGTACCTTTGCCGAAAGTATGCTTGCGTACATTGGCACGGGTGCAATTGTGCTGAAGGATGTTGATTGGCTTGCCGCCCTTTCGGCGGGCGGGCTTGGCTTCATTATTGCCATCCTTCTTGCCCTGTCCACAGGCATCCCCGAAGCACCGAAAGCCGCCAAGGAATAAAGTGTTTACTTTCTGCAAATAATCAAGTAACAGGCAAATAAAGGAATCAAGGAAAATCAACGATTCCCGCCGCTGTTGCTGTTTACTTTTTGCAGAAAATCAAGTAAAACCCGCCCCCGGTTCACGCCGGGGGTTCTTTTTTTATGCCTTTATAATGAAGAAATGTATTCTTTTTGCTATTTCTCCCTTGTTCTTTTGTAGCGTATGTGCTACAATACAGTTCCCGGGGGATATGCCCCCGGCGGGGGCGGCTGAACCGCCGGACAGAAAGGAAGGGCAAGAGCAATGGCAAAGGCAATGACATTTGATGAACTGATGGAGTACGCACGGCAGAATTACGCCAAGGGTGGGGACGGGGTGTTTGAGTGTTGGGACAAGCGCACGTTTGACGATTATGTGAAGGAATTTGGTGAAATCACCAAGACCAAGGCACGGCAGATTTTCCGGCTTTACAAGGAAACCACGGATGACGAAATGGGTTGGTAACTGATTGAGAAAGGAAGGGCAAAAACAATGGCAGACATGAAAAAGGACTTTCAAAAGGCAGTAAAGGCGTTCCGGGACGGGAGCAAGTACCACGGCGAATATCCGAAAGCAATGATGACCGCACAGCAGATGCGCAAAGGAACGGCAACAATCAATTGCGGGCGTGCGGATTTCGGGAAGGAACTTGCCCCGCAGGTGTTAGCATCTGAACCGTTTGTTGCGTGGTGCGTTGCATACAACATCAAGACCGTACAGGTTGAGATTATAAAAGAAGCATCGTACATGAAACCACAGTATCAAATCCGGGTCACTTATTGACGCTGACAGACAGCGGGCGCACGCCGCCCGTTGTAGTCAACGCCAAGGGTGTTGAAGAAAGGAGCAAGGGCAATGGAAAAGCGGCAGTTGGTCAAGACGGACAGGAACGGGACAAAGTATTGGAACACACGGGTTATGTGTGACCGTTGTTGCAACGGTTCGGGCGTGTACACTTGGGGCGGCACAATCAACGGAAGACCGATGTACGCCGGAACGTGCTTCAAGTGCGGCGGGGCGGGTTATGTGTGGGAGATTGTCAAAGAGTACACCCCCGAATACAGGGCAAAGCTTGATGCCGCAAACGCAAAGCGCAAGGCGGCAAATCAAGCCAAATGGGAAGCAGAGCGGGCAGAGCGTGAAAAGGCGTGGGCTGAACAGCGGGCAAAGGAAGCGGCAGAGCGTGCAGAGCGTGAGCGCATCCGGCTGGAAGAGATTGAGCGCAACCGGGGGCATTTTATTGGCACGGTTGGTGACAAAATCGAAATGACCGTGACGCTTGAGCGGACTTTCACCTATGAGGTTCCCCGCTTTGGTGCGCCGTGGTCAACCGACATTGTGACCGGGTACGTTTTCAAGACGGATGACAATTGCACGCTTGTTTGGAAGACGGTTGGCGGGTTGCGGCGCAAGGTATACACCGAAAAAGGTCACTTCCGGGACGATGAAAAACACGGTTGGTATGATTACGAACACCCGGAAGAGGGCGCACGGGTGACGATAAAAGGCACGATCAAGGCACACGAAGAGTACAACAACGTGAATCAGACAGTTTTGAACCGGGTCAAGTGGGTTGCATGAAAGGCGGTGCGATTATGAACAGCAGGTACAGAGAAGAAGACCGGGGGCGGTTTGACAGCTATTTGATTGACAGGCGTTTCGGCATTGCGGTTGCGTACACGGATTGTGATGTTGTCAAACTGACGCAGTTATACACAGAGGAAGACCGCACAGCGGTTGAGGAATTTGCGGCGCAATATGACTTGCCCGTTGATTGGGAACACAGGCGTTGACGCTGACAACCGGGGACGCACGCCGCCCCCGGATGCCAACGCCAAAGCGTTGGAGAAAGGAAAGGTGCAAGGGCAATGAGCATCAAAGAGAAAATCCGGGTACACATCGAAATTGAACGGGAGAACAAAGCCAAGCTTGACGCTTGGCGGGAGAGCATGAGAAAGGCAGGTGCGGCAAAATGACTTTCAAGCAGATGGGATGCACCACGGAAGAAACCGAACGCCGCATTGCGGTATGCAACAGGCTGAACGTGTTAGCGCACAAAAAGGCGCAGACAGAGGACAAAGCCAAGGCAAAGCGCATTGACCGCAGTATTGCCACAATTTTGCGGCAGGAACGCCCGTGGATGAAGGAAGCGGCATATTTCCTTTACTGATGACAGACAAGCCACGCCGGGGGCATTGTACCCGGCAGAAAGGGCAATCATATGGCACGTTGGTGGAAGGGTTTTGAAACACAGGAAGAACGGACGGCGTGGGAAAAAGCCGAAAAGGCAGAAGACCCGAATTTCCGGGTGTGTATGCGCATGACCGCACGGCAGTTGGAAAAGGATATGGGCTTCCCGAAGGGGTACACCGCCCCGAATAAGTATGTGACCGTGTACCGCTACGATTGGCGGCAGAAAGGAGAATGAAAATGGCAATCACGAATGCGCAGATCATTTTGACCGAATCAATCCGCTTGATGGAAGCGGGCGTGCTGAAAACAACCGGGCGGGTGTTGGTGCAGGAAATGCCGGACGGGTCAAAAGTTGAGATACCCGAACCCGAACCAATCCACACCTTCAACGGGTGGAAGGAACTTGGGTACACCGTCAAGAAGGGCGAACACGCCAAGGCAACCTTTCCGATTTGGAAATGGAAGGGGCGCAAGGATGAGGAAACCGGGGAAGAGGTTGGCGGCAATTGCTACCAACGGAAAGCGTTTTGGTTTACGTTTGACCAAGTTGCAGAAATGGGGGTGTGAGGTATGGCGGCAGGATTGAAGCAGAAAACACACAAGGTTCTTGACATTGAGGTTGAAGGATTCAATGTTGTGTGCGTGGTGCATTATGAGCAAGCAACAAACCCGTTTCACCTGTATTTGAAATGGTATGACGGCGGTTGGAAGCTGAAGCAGGTTGCACGGTATCAAAATTTCTTTTCCGTTGTGTGCGCTGTCAAAGAGTGGATGCAGGATAGACACATCGGTTTTGCGGATTGTTTCTGACTACCGTCTTGACTACCAAACCGCAATCATAATTGCATGAAAATAGCACTTTTTGTGCAAGCACGGATATACGAAAATGACCCCTTGCCTTTTGTGGCAAGGGGTTTTGTTGTGTGGCTCAAATAGGACTCGAACCTATGACACTCCGGGTATGAAGCGGCTGTGTCTATGTGCCACAAATGCAGGAATCACAATGGTTGCAGGTTGCGAGAATTTTTACTGACTACCATTTTGACAACGAAACGCCTGTTTTACCCGTTCGGCTTCCTGTGCGTCACGGCTGTCTGTCACGCTGTCATATATGTGCAAAATCATTGTTGCGTCCGTGTGTCCCATCCATTTTATAACGGTATGCAATTCAACGGGCGGTTGCATATCCCGAAGCATGGTTGCAAAGCTGTGCCGCAGGTCATAGGGCTTGACCGTAAACGATACCCACGGCGGCAACGTGCCCCCGGCGGCAATGATTGCCTTGTGTGCCTTTGTGCGCCCATACCAACGGCGGTCAATGCCGTTGATTGCCTTTTCCATGCTTGACACATACGAACGCCATACAACCCGCCACGTTGTCTTCGTTACGGGTTGCCCGTGCGCCGATGCTATCAAACGCCCTGTGCGCCCTTGCAAGACGGCTTTCAGCGGGGGCAACAGCGGGATTGACCTGTTTGCTTTGTCTGTCTTCCCTTTGTCTGTAAAGGCGTATTTCTGCCCGTTTTCTGGGTCTGTGTGGGCTGTTTCACGAACGGTTATTGTTTCCCGCTTGAAATCAACATCCTTGTCAATATCCAACGCCTTTGCTTCTTGCGGGCGCAACCCGGCATATAACATTGCCATAACAACCGGGTACGCCCTGTGTTCTGTGCAGAGCGTTTCTATCCATTCCCTTTCCTGTGCCGTGATTGACCTATGCCCGCCCGTTGTGCCTTTGTGCGGCTTTGCCGTGCGGTCACGTGCGGGGTTTGACAAGATCAACCCATCCGCAACCGCTGAATCAAACATGGCGCAATAAAGTTGCTTTGCCGCCTTGATATATGAATTGGAAAGCCCTTTGTAACGGGTTGAGAAAATGCCCTTGATGTCCGAAGGCTTTACATCCGACAACGGCAGGTTGCCAACCGCATCCGTTAGGTTGGCAAGGTGGGTGCGCAACCCCGTCATTGTGCTTGGCACAACATCCGGGCGGGAGCGTTCCAACCATTTTTCAGCGTACCCGCTGACAAAGTACACCGCAACCCGCCCCCGCTTTTCAGCCGCTTTGAACTCTTCCCGTTGCCGCAGACAATCATCCGGGTCATACGAATAGAACCATTGGTTGTGATACCTGCACGCATACCGCCCGTCCGGGCGTTTTTTCAATTTCTGCTTCTTTTCCCGTGGCATTTTGCGCCCCTTCAAGTTTTCCACAGGCTGAATGTTTGTTGCGGTTGCGCTACATACCATTCAAGCCATGTAGCATTGAATATGCAGAATATGGTTGGATTCATTACCAAGGTTTTCCACAGAAACCGCCTCTCAAAGTTTGAATGAGTATTTATCCATTCAAAAGCTGAAGCGGCTGAAACCCCCGAAAAATGCGAATAAAGGGCATATGCGAATTTCGCCCCGAAAAACGGTTACCAAACCCGCACGAATCCAACCGCCAACCCGTACACCCGTACATCCGTTCCCGCCGGGTACACTTGCGGCGGGTATGCAGGATTGTCCGCAACCAACACGATTCCGTCCCCGTGCTTGTAAAACCGTTTCAAGGTTGCTTCCCCGTCAATGCCAACGGCGGCAATTTGCCCCTGTTGCACTTCGGGTTGTTGCCGTATCAGCACCAAGTCCCCCGGTTGGAAAGTTGGGGTCATGCTGTCACCGTTGCACCGCAAGGCAAAATCAGCGGCAACGCCGTCCGGCAGTTCTGCATACCCGTCAATGTTTTGTTCGGCGGTGATTGGCTTCCCGCACGCTATATCCCCAACAATGGGAACAGCGTCTTTGACCATATTGATGAAGGGCGGCAGTTTATCAACCCGGCACAGCAGTTCGTCCGCAGATACGCCCAAAGCATCCGCAATGCGCCCGATTGCCAACGCACCCGGTTCAATTTGCCCTGTTTCGTATTTCGCAACGGTTACCCTGTGCAACATGGCAAGTTCGGCAAGTTCTTCTTGGTTCATGCCCCGTTCCCGGCGCAACTCCGCAATCCGTTTTCCAATATCATTCTGCACAACAACGCCCCCTTTCGTTTGTAACATCCATGTTACAAGAATGTAATATGAATGTAAATAGCAAACCGGGTAAATTTATGTTGCACGTTTGTACCTTATGTGTTACAATGACTTCCGGTGTACCATATATGTTACAGGAAGGGGGTGCGGGTTATAGCACGGTTGGCACAGGTACGGCAAGCACGGGGGATGACGCAAGAGCAACTTGCGGAAGCTTCCGGGGTTCACCGGGTAACAATCGCACGGATTGAAACCGGGGAAGTTTCGCCCAAAGCGGAAACGCTGAAGCGGCTTGCGGATGCACTTGGTGTGTTGGTGGATGACCTTATGACACAGGAAGCGGGTTGAGCATGGACAGACTTTATTCGGTGCAGGACATATGCGCCCGGTATCAATGCAAGCCAACAACCGCCCGGAAGTATATGCGGGACATGGAACACCTTGAAGCCCCGCTGATGGTAACGGAAAGAGCGGTTGCGGCATGGGAACGGCGCAAGACCTTGCCCCCGGAAAGCGAAACCCGGCAGTTGTTGCGAAAGGGGGTGAAAAGATGACAGGCGCAGAGGTTGACGCAATCAAGGAAGCGGCAGACGCAAGGGCGTGGGAAGAGTTGAACGAGGAAGACCCACACGCCAAAGCGGCGGTTGACCTGCTGACCAAAGCGGCGCACGCATTGCAACAGGCAGAAGATTTCCTGCAACAAGCCGCCGCAGAGGTTGAGGACAGCCCGGAAACGTACAGGATTACTTCCCTTGAAGAAGCGGTTGAGAACTTGGAAATTGATGTGCGTGAACAAGCAAGGAGGTTTTGACGGATGGAATTGTGGCAGTTGATGCACCCCGCCGCAGGACGGGTGCGGGGAATGCGTATAACGCCGCTTGCACGCTTCCGGCGTTGGTTGCGGTACAGGCGGGGTGAATACCCGTGGTTTGTACAGATATGAAAAAGCCCCGCCGAAGCGGGGGAATGCAAGGGCAATCACATTCGCCCCGATTATAACACAGGGGCAAGAGAAAGGAAAGTAAAAAATGAGCGAGTTGCTGAAAGCTGAAGCCGAAGGGTTTGTCATTGACACAGATGCGAAAGCCGAATGGGCTTTGGGCAAGATCAAGGAAGCACGGGCAGACCGGGACACGTGGGTTGCGTGGTACAAAGACAAAATCCGGGAGATCACGGAACAGACCGACTTCGACACGATGAACCTTGAAAGGATGCTTGCAGAGTATTTTGCAACCGTGCCGCACAAAAAGACCAAGACACAGGAAAGCTACAAGCTTCCCGGCGGCAAGTTGGTTTTGAAGACGCAGAACCCGGAATACAAGCGGGATGACAAAACGGTCATTGATTGGGCAAAGGCAAACGGCATGGCGCAGTTTGTCAAGGTCAAGGAAGAATTGGATTGGGCAGGACTCAAAGACGCAACAGCAGTTTTTGAAGGTCATGTTGTGACAGAGGACGGAGAGATTGTACCCGGCATTGAGGTTGTAGACCGGGAAGCGAAGTTTAGCGTGGAGGTGTGATTATGGAAAAGCTTTATCGTGTTGTTATTACAGAGATTGACCCGGAAACCAAAGCGGAAAAGGAAGTTCACGTTGATGAACTTTATCAGAATGTCACGCTGATTGCAGATTGCGCAGACCGCAAAGCAATGGCAGAAGTTGTGCTGAATGACAATCTTATTGGCATTGCGGCAAAGCTTGCGGGCGGTGAAAAAGTGAGCGAAGCGATGAAGCTTGCGGCAGTTATGACAAAGATTCTTGATGACAGAGCGGGCAAGGCTGAAAACAGCCTGTTGCGTGCAATTATGGGGGAATAAGACGATGAGCGAAGGAAAGATTTACGGCTTGATTGGTCAAGCAATGCGCAAGATTGGGGCTATTGGAAAAGATAGCAAGAACACACAGCAGGGTTACAAGTTCCGGGGCATTGATGCGGTATACAACGCCTTGAACCCGGTTATGGCTGAACTTGGTTTGTTTATTTGCCCGGAAATCCTTGACCACAGACGGGAAGAACGTATTTCGGAAAAGGAATACAACGGGCAGAAATCGCAGACGGTTTTGAAATACTCCATTCTGACAATCAAATACACCCTGTTTGCGCCGGACGGGTCAAACGTGTCATGCGTGGTTGTTGGTGAGGGCATGGACAGCGGTGACAAGGCAAGCAATAAAGCAATGTCGGTTGCGCTGAAATATGCGTGCTTCCAATTGTTCATGATACCTACGGAAGAAATGGTTGACCCGGATGCGGAAACGCATGAGGTCATAAGCAAAGCACAGACACCCGCAACGCCAAGGGCGGCACAACAGGAGCGCATTGCGGCAAGGTCAACGGCACAGCAAAAGGCAGAAGTAACACAGGCGGCAACCGTACCGCCAACCACGGCACAGCAGACCCCGCCTCCCGCACCCGTCTCCCCCGTGCTTGAGTACCTTGCGAAAGAGCGGGAAGCATTGCGGGTTGTGCGTGAGATCAGCAAGGCAGAGAATAACGCCATTTGGAAAGCACAGGTGAAGGCGTTGACGGATGCCAAGCTTGCCCCGGCAAAGCCGCTGACAGAGTACACGCAGAAGGAAGCGGAAAATCTGATTGGCGCAATGTATGCCAACTTTACCCCGAAAGGTACGGTGCTGAAGGATGACGGGAAAGCTTCGTGAAGCAATCCCGCTTGCGGGTGGCGAATGGCTTGTGTCATTTGTCACCCGCACCCCGCCGGGGGAATGGTTTGACAGCTTAAAGGGCAAACCCGTTGCCGTTGAGATCAAGAAGGAATCAAAGGCACGGTCAAAGGATGCGAACGCCTTTTGTTGGGCTTTGTGCGCTGACATTGGCAAGGCTATACGCCCGCCGTTGAGCAAAGAAGAGGTTTACCGCAAAGCAATCAAGGCGGTTGGGGTGTATTGGCAAACGCCCATCCCGCTTTTCAACCTTGACGATGTGCGGCGGCGTTGGGAATCGCACGGCACGGGTTGGTTCTTGGAAGTTGTTGACGATGACGCACCCGGACGCAAGCGGGTCAATATGTATTTCGGAACAAGCACGTACACGGTTGAGGAAATGCGGGTGCTATTGGATTGGTTGGTGGATGAGGCACAGCAAATGCAATTGCCTATACCGCTATCCAAGGCAGAGCAAGAACAGATGTTGGAAAGGTGGGGCAAACGTTGACACAGGTGCAACGCATTATTGCGCACATACAGGCGCACGGGTCAATAACGCCAATGGAAGGATTTGAAATGGGTATCACCCGCCTTGCGGCACGGGTCAACGATATGCGCCGCAAAGGCATCCCGGTTGTTACGGAAACCGTTGAAAGCGTCAACAGGTACGGGGAAAAGGTGCGCTTTGCCCGGTACAAGATTGCGGGCGGCGTGCCGGGGTGCTTTACCGCATGAATGACAGTATTGTGCAGGACTTGCGGGTGGAAAGGTGCTTTGTATGTGGGTGCGCATGGGAATTGGAATTGCACCACATTATGCACGGCACAGCAAACCGCAGGTTGTCAACCCGATACGGCTTGACCTGTTGGCTGTGTAGCACGCACCACAGAGGGCGGTTCGGGGTACACAACAACGCAGAGTTGAACCACAAATTGCAAGAGGTTGCGCAAACGGCGTTTGAAAAGGCGCACTCCCACACAGAGTGGATGAAGATTTTCGGCAAGAACTACTTGTAAAGAAAGGATGCAAGGGCAATGGCAAATTGGAACAAACTGACGGAAGGACAGTTCAAGGCAATCAAGACCCTTTTGCGGGGCGGTGCAACGCAGAAGGAAGCGGCAGAATATATGCAGGTATCACCGAATACAGCGTTTTGGGTTGCCAAAGCGGAAACGTTTGAAGAGTATCAGCACATGAACGCCGAAAGGCATTTGGAAAACAAGCGTGTTGCCGCAATCAAGGCAAAAGAAGCGGGAAAAACAGTGGCACAGACAACGCCCGCACAGCCCGCCGCACAGCAGGTTGTGGAGTACCGTCAAAATGTGACCATACAAGCAACGCACTACATGATGCAAAAGCTTGAGGAAACAAACAGCCTGTTGAAACTGATTTCAAACAAGTTGGCGTTTATCGTGGATGAACTGTGCGGCACAGGGAAAAAGGAAGGTTGATTGCATGGCAAGGGAGTATGTGCCGATTTTCTTTGAATGGCTTGATGTTACGCAAGACCTTACGGCAGAGGAAAAAGGCAATTTGATTGACGCTGTTGTGTCATACGCAAGCGGGCGGGAATATGAACACCTGCTGTGCGGGTCATGCAAGATTGCTTTCCGCTTTCTCAAAGGGCAGGTTGACCGCAACGCCGCAATATCTGATGTGCGGCGGCAAGCACGGCAAGGCAAAACGCAACAACCCGTTTCCGGCGTTATCAAAGAGGAACAAACGATAACAAACAACAACAAACCGGAACAAACGGAATCAAATTTGCCAAAAGAGAAAGAGAAAGAAAAAGAGAAAGAAAAAGAAAAAGAGATTACACCGCCAAGGCGGTTCACACCCCCAACCGTTGAGCAAGTACAGGCATATTGCAAAGAGCGTGGCAACGCTGTTGACCCGCAAAGGTTTGTTGACTTTTACACGGCAAAGGGTTGGAGGGTTGGCAACCAACCAATGAAAGATTGGAAAGCCGCTGTGCGGACTTGGGAAAGGGGGGACAACAATGGACGGGTTGCAAGCGGTAATTGCGCAGATAATGGCGGCGCACGGTCAAAGTACTCCTTCCTTGACTCCGGTGTATAAATGCGAAAAATGCCATGACAGCGGTTGGATAGAGGTGGAACCGCAACCCGGCGTGCGTGCCGTGCAAAAGTGCGCTTGCCGCCTTGCCCGTGAAGCTGAAGACAGGTTGCGCAAAAGCGGGCTTGCCGCCGCCCTTGAGTTGCAAACATTTGACACGTTTGTTGTGAAAACCGACCTGCAAAAGCGGATGAAGGAATTGGGGAAAAAGTATGTGCAAGACCTGTTTGCAGACCCGAAGAACCCCCGCCGCCCGTGGTTGTACATTGGCGGCAACCCCGGAAGCGGGAAAACACACATTTGCACAGCGGTTTGCGGTGAGGTGCTGAAGCGCAATGTTGGCGTGCGGTATATGCAATGGGTTGATGTGGCAAGACAGTTGAAAGCAAGCGTCAATGACGATGACTTTGAAGACCTTGTTGCGGATTATATCAACGTTTCCGTGTTGTACATTGATGACCTGTTGAAGCAAAAGTACACGGACAACCCGGTGTTTTCGGAAGCTGATGTCAAAATAGCGTTTACCATACTGAACGCCCGGTACATCATGAACAAACCGACCGTGATTTCAAGCGAATGGGATTTGGTCAATCAGTTGTTGCCCGCTGATGAAGGAGTATTCAGCCGGGTATATGAGCGGTCACGGGCGCACAGGTTGACGGTTGAGCGCAACGCCCGCAACAACTTCCGCTTGATGGCGTAAACACCCACGCCAAGCGGCGAATTCGGGGCATTTCAGCCGGGGTTCGCCGTTTGGCGGGTATTTACCCATTCAAACAGCAAACACGCTGAAAGGGGGCATTTTGATTGAATAACGGGCAACAGATTCTTTGCCGGGATTGCAAGTGGGCAAAAGATCATTTCAAGGAATCGTGCTATTGCGTGCATTATGGCTATATCGTGAGCAAAGGCAAGACAACGTGCCGGGGGTACAAAGAGCGTGAACAAGTACAGGAACAAAAAATGGGAATTGGACGGGAAAACGTTTGACAGCCAACGGGAAGCCCGCAGGTATCAAGAATTGCGTTGGCTGTTGCGGACGGGTGTGATAACTGACCTGCAAATGCAAGTGCCGTTTGAGTTGATACCAAGCCAAAGGGTTGGCGGCAAGGTTGTGGAACGCCCGGTCAAGTATGTTGCGGATTTCGTGTATACCACGGAAGACGGGTTGCAGGTTGTGGAAGATACCAAAGGGGTGCGGACGAAAGAGTACATCATAAAGCGCAAGTTGATGTTGTACAAATACGGCATCCGGGTGCGGGAGGTGTGAGCATGGCAAAACGGGCAAAGACAAGCCGGGAATTGCGGCGGGCAAAGCAACGGGCAGACAGGCGGGCATTGATGGAAATACCGCTGACCCCGGTTGAACAGTTGCGGGCGCAGTTTTACCGGAACGGTATCACGGAAGCAGATGTGCAAAAGGCGTATGAGCAAGGAACGCAGGAAGGGCGCAAGTTTGCAGAGGATTTTGCATTTCATACCATTTACGCCGCATTTTTGATAACGATGATTGACAAGCACGGCATGGATGCGGACGAAGCGGTTGACCTGCTGATTGAGATTGACAAACAAACCGTGCTTTGCGTTGAGGATACCGACCTTGTGGATGAAGCTTATGAAAAAACCGGGGTGGAATTGCAATGGGAAGATGCTGTTGAACGGATAGCAAGAAGGGGGTGAGATCATGACGGAAGAGGAACAGCGGCGGGAAGCGGTATTGCGCAAGTTGCGCAGGACAGGGCGGGGCGAAACGGTTTGCCTTGGAGATTGGGAAGTAAAACTGTTGCTTGGTTACATTGATGACATGAAAAGAAAGGCAGAGAAGCAGAAATGAACAAAATCACGATTATTGGCAACTTGACCAAAGCCCCGGAATTGAGAAGCACACAGGACGGCACGCCCGTTTGCGGGTTTACGGTTGCGGTAAACAGACCGAAGACCAAGAACAACCCGGAACCCGGCGCAGACTTTTTCAACGTGAACGCATGGCGGGGGCTTGGTGAGAATTGCGCAAAATTCCTTGACAAAGGGCGCAAAGTTGCGGTAACGGGGCGCATTAGCTTGCGCACATGGGAAAAGGACGGCAAGCACGGGGCAAGCCTTGAGGTGCTTGCGGAAGATGTGGAGTTCCTTTCAAGCCGTGCGGAAGCGGCAACGCCCGCACAGCCCGCCACGCAGGTTGACCCGGAAAGCGGCATGGAAGCCGTTGAACCGGATGACCTGCCCTTCTGATGGAATGCCCGTGTAAAACGTGCGAAAAGCGTGGTTGCGGCAATGCGCATGACACCTGCACCGAATATCAAGATTGGGTGCGGGTGCGTGCGCTTGCCAATGCCCGCAGGTATGCGCACGAAGATGTGACGAACGCAATTGTACAAGCACGGTTGCGGGCGAAGAGGAAAAGACGATGATTGAACACAAGCAGAACCCGGCAAAGGCATACTTGATGCGGTACAGGGGATTGAAAGCCAAGTGCGCCGCCCTTGAGCGTGCAATCCGTGCGGCTTTTGAGGATGCAACGAACACAACGGTTGCGCTGAAGGAAATATGCGTGCAGACAAGCGGCGGCGGTGAAATGATGGCAAACGCCGTTGTGAACGCAATGGACGCAACCGCAATGCTTGAGGACAAACGGCGGGAATGTCAAACGGCTTTGCGGGAGATCATGGACGCAATTGACAGCGTGCCGGATGAGGTGCAACAGACGGTTTTGATTGAACACTATATCAACGGGCGCACGTTGGCAGAGATACAAACGGATATTTGCTACGAAAAGCGCAACACAATCATTATCCACGGGCGGGCGTTGTGGCAGGTGTGGCAATGGATGCGGGCAAAGGGGCTGTGCGAATGAGTCTTGACAAGGCAATAAAGCACGGCAAAGAACACCGCAAACCGTACACAGGGGCAAAGGCTATTTTCAGAAGTTGCCGCAATCATGGCGGTTGTTCGTTTTGCGAAGGAAACAGGCGGCACAAGTTTCGGGACAAGCACCCGGCAGAAAAGGGGGATGAAGATGGAAATCGAATTGAGAAAATACCCGGTTGCGGATGACCTGCTTTGGATGAAACAATGCACGGTTGGCACGATGGGCAAAGACGCAAAGACCATGCCAACATCCGATTTCGTACGGCGGCTGTTGGTTGCACGGCACAGCCCAATTCGGGAACTGCGGTTCTCGTTTGTGATACGGGATATCCCCTATTGGGTTTCCGTGCATTTGGTGCGTCACCACGTTGGTTTTCAACCCTATGTGCAAAGCCAACGAAATGACAGGCAAGCCAACTATGACCGCACAAAAGCCCCGCAGGACACCCCGGTCACTATGCGGGTGACGCTGAACGCAGAAGCTTTGCTGAACCTTGCAAACAAGCGGTTGTGCGCCAAAGCAAGCCCGGAAACCCGTGAGGTTGTGCAACGTATGTGCGCCCTTGCGGAAAAGGTCATGCCGGAATTTCACGGGCTGTTTGTGCCAATGTGCGAGTATCACGGCGGGCGTTGCGATGAGGTACAACCGTGCGGAAAGGCGGCGAAATCATGAGCGAAGGGAAAGTTCCTGTGCAATCATTGATTGACCATATCAAAACGGCGGTTGATGTTGACCCGTGGGCGCAGGAAATGGCGGCAAGGCTGTTGGCAAAGGAAATCCCAACGCCCGCAGAGATCGGAGAAAACGGGCGGGGGATTGTGTATTATGCTTGCGGAAAATGCCTTGGAACAATCAGCGTATATGACAGGTATTGCAAGCATTGCGGTTGCGCAAT